TAATCTGTGTAGGTAAAAGTCACTGGAAAGGTGACATGGACACAGGTGAGTTTTGTTTAGACGGAGAGATAACTAAAAAACTAGCCAAGAGCTATATGCTACTCTGCGAACGATACAGCATGAGATTTAACTGGCGTGGCTACACTTATGTAGACGAAATGCGTAGCCAAGCCTTGCTACAATTATCACAGATAGGATTACAATTCGATGAATCAAAATCGCAGAACCCTTTTGCGTATTATACTGCCGCTATTGACAACAGTTTCACTCGCATCCTTAATATTGAAAAGAAAAACCAAATGATTCGAGACGACCTGTTGATTCAAACAGGTAGCAGTCCTAGTTTCACTAGACAGTTCGAACATGAAACAATGATGCGAGACGAACGTGAACGTATCGCTAATCTTAAAACAGAGGATTTCTAATGACAGATATGTTTAAGAAGGCAGCAGTCTTTACAGACATTCACTTTGGCATGAGACAAAACAGCAAAACCCATAATGATGATTGTATGGGTTTTGTTAAATGGTTCTGCGCCGAAGCACAGCGACAAGGTTGCGACACAGCAATCTTTATGGGCGACTGGCATCACCATCGTGCCACAGTTAATGTCAGTACATTAAACTATACAGTTGATGCCATTGATTATATCAGCAAACACTTTGAACGCTTCTTCTTCATTCCAGGTAACCACGATTTATACTATCGTGAAAAGCGTGACTTGACAAGTATTCCATTTATCAAGAATCAGAAAAACGTAGTTTTGGTCAATGATGTTTACACTGAGGGCGGAGTAAGTCTTGTGCCTTGGTTAGTAGGCGACGAGTGGACTACTATGAAACGTCTTGATAGTCGTTATGTGTTTGGTCACTTTGAACTACCTAACTTTAAAATGAACGCCATGGTTGAAATGCCTGACCATGGTGGACTAAACAAAGGCCATTTTCCAAATCAAGAAAAAGTATTTTCTGGACATTTCCATATGAGACAACACAGTGGCAATGTAACTTACATAGGTAATGCCTTTCCTCATAACTACGCAGATGCCTGGGATGACGACCGCGGCATGATGATTTTAGAGTTTGGCGGGCAACCACAATATATTGCTTGGCCCGATGCTCCAAAATTCAAAACATTAGATCTTACAAGATTGATTGATGATCCAGACAAATACATGGACAAGAATAGCTTCTTACGTGTTACCTGCGATGCTGATATTAGTTTTGAGGAAGCTACATTCTTAAAAGAGAACTGGTTAGAAACGTATAACCTACGGGAACTCAATCTTATTCCTGCCAAACGTGAAGAACATGCACAGGACTGGAGTGGCGATGTTCACTTTGAATCCGTGGACCAAATCGTTGTTCAACAACTTACAGCCATTGAAAGTGATGTTGTGGATCGTCAAACGTTGATTGACATTTACAACGGACTTCATGTATAATATTAATTCATGATTAAATTAAAAAACTTAACAGTAAGAAACTTTCTATCAGTGGGTAATGTCACACAGGCATTGAAGTTCGACCAACACGGTCTTACTTTAGTTCTGGGTAATAACATGGACTTGGGCGGTGATGGTAGTCGTAACGGCACAGGTAAGACTACTATTGTCAACGCACTAAGCTATGTCTTGTATGGCAATGCCTTAACTAACATCCGCAAAGATAACTTAATTAACAAGACTAACAGTAAGAATATGCTGGTTACTTGTGAGTTTGACTGCGAAGGTCATAGTTATCGTATTGAGCGTGGACGTAAGCCTAATGTACTTCGTTTTGTTGTAGATGATCAAGAAGCTATTCTTGGCGAAACAGAAGAACAACAAGGCGAGAACAAAGAAACACAGGCAGATATTGAACGTTTGCTTGGCATGGGTCATGACATGTTCAAACACATTGTTGCCCTTAACACTTATACAGAACCGTTTCTCAGTTTAAAAACTAATGACCAAAGAGACATCATTGAACAGTTGTTGGGTATTACTCAACTCAGTGAAAAAGCAACCTTGCTTAAAGATTTAATAAAGAATACTAAAGATGCTATCAAAGAAGAAGAATACAGGATTAAAGCCATCGGGGACGCTATTACTAAAATTAAAACGTCTATCGAGGATCTGGAACGTCGTAGTCGTTTATGGCAGACAAAACAAGCGGACGATTTAGAGCGACTTGCTGCCAGTATCAATGAACTAATGAACATTGATATTGCCATCGAACTAGAGAATCACAAAGCTCTAGCATTGTGGCAGGCCAACGAGAAAGAGCTCAAGCGTCACAATAAAGATCTTGCCGCACATCAAAGTGCTATCAAAATCTTAAAAAATAATTTATTGAAATTGGAAGGTGCTAAGACTAAAGCCGAAGCACATCAATGTCATGCCTGTGGTCAAGACATTCACGATAACAAACAAGAAGAAATGATGGCAGAGATTGACAGCGCAGTTGCAGGTCTTCGAGAAGATTTAGTTAAAGAAGAAACTGCCTTAGAAAAAGTACAGGCAGACATTGTTGCACTAGGTAAACTAGGTACTGCACCCACAGTTCGTTATAGTAATATCGACGATGCTGTCAATCATAAGAGTACATTAGAAACAGCACAGGATCAGTTTGAGCGTAGAGCTTTAGACATTGATCCTTATGTTGAACAAGCAGAGCATTTGAAAACCAGTGCTTTGGAAGAAATTAACTTTGAGACTATTAATGGTTTGACAAAGTTAAATGAACATCAAGAGTTTTTGCTTAAACTGTTGACTAGTAAGGATAGTTTTATTCGTAAACGTATTATTGAACAGAACTTGAGTTACTTAAATCACAGACTGGCACATTATCTTGAGAAACTAAGTTTACCGCATGAAGTAAAATTCCGCAGTGATTTGGAAGTAGATATTACACAGCTTGGACAAGAGTTTGATTTTGATAACTTGAGTCGAGGTGAACGTAATAGACTTATTTTGGGCTTATCGTGGGCATTCCGAGATGTCTATGAAAGCCTAAATAGGCCAATCAATTTGTTGTTCATCGACGAAATGATTGACAGTGGTATGGACGCCAATGGTGTTGATAATAGTTTGGGTATTCTTAAAAAGATGGCTAGAGAAAATCGGAAGAATATCTTCTTAATCAGCCACCGAGATGAACTGGTCGGGCGTGTAAATAACATACTACAAGTAGTAAAAGAGAATGGCTTTACAACATTCAATACAGATATAGAAATGGTAGAGGCTTAAAATTATGACAGAAGAAAACACAACTCCGGTAAATACACAAGAAGAACTTGTTCGACAATTTCAATTGTATATCGAAGAGAACGAAAAGTTCACGACTAAAAAAGTTAAAGCAGCCGCTGGCCGTGCTCGTAAGGCATTGCAAGAAGTTGCCAAACTTGTCAAGCAACGTCGTAAAGAAATCACTGAAGAGAAAGCGGCGTTATCAGTTAAATAAAACTGATGACATGGCTTTACCAAGGTAATTTAATAGAAGAACTTCCTGAGGACTGTGTTGGTTTTGTTTATCTCATAACTAACTCAGTCACAGGCCGCAAATACATAGGCAAAAAATTGGCAAAGTTTGCAAAGACATCCTATAAAGTTGTCAAGCAAAAAAATGGCATCAAAAAGAAAAAGAAAATTCGTTCAAAGGTCGATTCAGACTGGAGAGATTACTACGGGAGTAGTGATGAATTATCTAAAGACGTTACCACACTAGGCAAAGAAAATTTCACTCGTGAGATTTTACACTACTGCACATCCAAGGCTCATACTTCATACTTAGAAGCAAAAGAACAATTCGATAGAAAAGTTTTAGAAACAACAGATTACTACAATGGCCACATATCCGTTCGCGTCCACGGATCACATATCATAAACAAAATTTAAATCGGCAACAGCCACTAAGACACTACTGATAATGCCCGCACTGGCAAGTTAAATTTGGTGCCCAATAACTGGACTCCGTGTCGCAGGGAAGGAACATCTGAGCAGTAGCAGAGACATGATTGCCACTATCCTTAACAGGACGCAACACAGGGTCTGAAACGTGTTGGCAAATGTATAGTACGACTAAAAAGAGTAGGCACTGCTGAGTCATTGCATCCTACAAGAATTAAGATGTTTATCTATTGGCTACTTAATTCTGCGTTACATTCGAAGAGCTACATAAAAAGGTACAGCGTAACCGCCTTTACTAGAAATAGTTGTAGTAGTAGATTACGATAATGGGCCTCCGACAGGATTTTCCAATTTTTACTTTTCGTCCTTAACAGGGCGAAGTACGACTGCAAAACCTTGACAAGTATTATCTAAGAAGTACAATTAATAATAGTGATTAATGTTAAAGAAAAGAATTCTAAGATTTGTGTTTTACTGTAAGTAAAAGGTAAATCTTGTTGTTCTCGAACAACTTAAATCATTTCTTGTGTTAATGTAGTCTTTGGCTTAATGCCTCGATCTAGGCTAATCTTATCTTTGAGTACTTTAAGGAATATCTTCTTCTCTTCGAAACTAATATTCCATAAGTCATTATAACTCTGTCCTGAGTATACGGCCATAGTAACAATATCTTCTGTTATGGCTTTTGATTCCTTATCTAAACTATCTAAGTACTTTAGAATGTCCGGCCCGGACTTTAAGGATAAAAGCCTTACGCGAAAAAAGTTGTTGGATTTAAGTCTAGGCTTGATTTAAATTCATCACTACAATTTTTACAAGTGACATTAAATTCTTTATCAATGCCAGTATTACTAGTAACCATAATAGAATCTTCAATTTTAGCAAAATCTGGTTTACTTAGATCATTGATCCAGTCTTTGATATCTTGCTGATCAGTGACTGCGACACCGTCTGGCAATAGTACAGTATCGATACAACTGCTGACTATTTCAATGTTCTTTTCGGTTAATACTTGAAAACTACGTTGCATTAAAGTAACTTTACTGGTTTCGTCAATGTTATTTTGTTCTGCAATTTGAATATTTCTAACTTGCTCAAATTGAACCCAGTTTAAACTTAGTAAGTTATTAACAGTTACAGGTTTGATGTAAACACTGATACCATTGTCAAAGATAACAGGTTCTAATTTTTCAACGGATTTAATACTGCTAATAATTTGATTTAAGTTAATTGATACTTCGTTGGCAGTTTCGCATTTAGGGCAAGTGCATGTAACGTCTTGAGTTTCTCCATATGTGCATCGTTTGATGGCAACTAATACAGCGTCTAAGTCGATAGCAGGCATTAACATAGGATCGGCAATAGTAGGAGCACAACTGTTGATCATTTGTGTGATT